TTTTGTTTTTTTTGAAAGGGATGATTTTGAAAATAATTCAGAAATTATAAAATCAAATGTTGTATCTGATTATTCTGATATTAAATACGATTTTATTGAATACTCTAATATAAATGATGTTGGTAAACAATGGATACGTAAATACACATTGGCATTAGCAAAAGAATTATTAGGAGCAATCAGAGAGAAATATAATGAAATTCCTATTCCGGATGCAACTATATCATTAGATGGTGCAGCGTTGAGGTCTGAAGCTCAAGTTGAAAAAGATGCATTGGTAACACAATTAAGAGAAAACTTAGAAGAGTTGAGTCGTAAACAACAATTTGAAATTCGTAAAAACGAAGCAGATTATCATCAAGAAATGTTGAAAAAAGTACCATTAAAAATATATGTAGGATAATATGGCAAAATTCATATCAGATAGGGATGTAACCTTTTTTAAAGGTTTGGCTAGAGAAGTTGTGGATGTTGTTGTACAAAATACGGCAGTTTTATATAAGATAAATCTTAACGAAACTCGTCTGAATTTGTATGGTGAATCTATGAATAAAACTTGGCATCCTGGTGTAGAATTATATGTACTTATAAACAAAGAGCCAGGAACTACTACGTATGAAGGATTTGGTTCGGAAAGAATACAAAATATTGAGTTCCGATTTGACCGTTTCATGTGTGAAGAAAAAAACTCATACCCAGAAATTGGTGATGTAATTTTCTTTGATAATTCGTATTACGAAATTGATAATACATCGGAAATACAATACGTTGGTGGTTTTGATAAAAATAATTTCAGCATTGTATGTAATACGTTTATGGTAAGTAAATCAACACTAAACATAGAAGATAGAATAAATTAATATGGCAGAAAATCCACTAAGAAAACCAGATAGAATACTTCAAACAAAATTTGAGACCGGTGATATAAAGCAAAGTGTATCTCTCTTTGATGTAGATTATGCTATAATAAGTTATTTGGAAGATGTGGTACTACCAAAGTTAGATGAAAACGGGAAAGAAGTAAAAATTCCTGTAGTATATGGCAACTCTGAAAGATGGGTAGGTGCTAGAAAAGATGGGGTATATCGTGACCAAAAAGGTAAAGTACAATTACCACTATTAATGATAAGACGTACCAATGTTGCAAAAAATGATGCAATGCCAATGTTAAATAGACATGTATCGTATCAATCTGTAAAAAAATGGTCAAAAGAAAATCGTTATGACAGATTTAGTTTATTGACCGGAGCAGCACCTAAATACGAAATATACAATATAACAATGCCGGATTACGTAGAAGTTAAGTACGAATCTATGGCATGGACAAATTACACAGAACATCTTAATACTATAATTGAATCTTTAACTTGGGCATCCGATGAATATTGGGGTGATAGAAAGAAGTTTAAATTTATCACAACGATTGATGATTATAATGTAATAAATGAAGTATCGGAAGGAGGACAGCGTATCAATCGTGTTGAGTTTAGTTTAAATGTAAAAGCATATCTTCTTCCTGAGAAATTTGATGGTGAAAGAACTACTAAGAAAAGTTTCAGTTCAAATAAAATGATACTAACAACAGAAACTGATTTCACTGGTAATGGTAGAATGGAAGGAATGGGTACTACATCATCACCATATTATAACGCAACTGATATTTCTGATTTTATAGCATTAAATAATTCATCAAGTGGAAATCCAGTTATAAATAATACGATAACATTTACAAATACAGAGTTGGTAGAAATACCACAATCATTGATAGGAGTAGTTCCTGGAACTTTGATATATGATACAAAAAATTATGATTTAAAAGTTTATATCAATGGAATAAAATATAATCAAAGTACACACTTCAACGCAGTATATTCATCAAACACTTTAATAATTAATTTTATTTCCGCAAATGTTGGATTCACAGTTACAAGTTCAGATGAAATTACAATCACAGGAAAATTTATAAGTTTATAATATTCATATTTATAGATAAATTAAAAGATGGCAGCTGGAAAATATAACTTTACAATAGAGCAAGGGACTACAGTTAATTTTGAATTACAATATAAGGATTCAAGTGGTAGTGCTATTGATTTGACGGATTATAGTGGAAGAATGCAAATACGACCTGATTATGCTGATAATACAAAAAAATCATACATATACTTATCAAGTTCATGAAACGATGATAATACGGGACTAAATATTAACGGACCGGCCGGAACAATAGGAGTTTACATATCGGCAGTTAGTTCATCTGCTTTAAACTTTACCACAGCATTATACGATATAGAATTGGAATCGGGAAGTGTAGTAACTCGTTTGTTGCAGGGTACAATAAAATTAAGTAGAGAAGTAACAAGATAAGAATGGCAAATAATGAAATAAATATAATAACACAAGATGGTAACAACATTACAGTTGGTACATCCGAAACAAAGATAATAGAAGTAATTACATCCGGACCACAAGGACCTAAGGGTGATAGTGGAATTGTAGATACGGGTTCATTCGTATTAAACTCACAAACTTCAAGCTTTGTAGTAAATTCACAAACTGCAAGTTTTGCAACAACCGGTTCAAATATATTTAGTGGTAGTCAAACGATAACAGGTTCATTAAACATATCTGGTGAAACCAATTTTAATAACGTAGTAGCAGTTAATGACTCTAACCTTAATCTTACAAATAGTAGTTCATTAAATTTGACAAGTGGTAGTAATATTTTTATAGATTCTGGTTCATTAGTAATAACGGGATCAATAGAATTATCAGGTACGTTTAATGATGGTATTCCAAAATTAATATTAACCGGAGTAACAGATACAGTTGGCACGCTTACCTATAATACAATTGTAAATACATTAGGAGATACCTTTACTATTACAGCAACAGACGGAGTATACGAACTTGTAATGGATACAACTACACCGTTTACATCAGGATACACGTACATAGTATTCTCAGCAGGACTACCAACTCCTGATGATACGTATGTTTATAGTACACATTATGAATATGTGGATAATACTACAATAAAGTTTTACGTAAAGAAGGAAGGCAGTACATATGGTAGTATATTAACACAAGCTACAATAGAAATCAGAGTCTACAATTAATTTTTCTTTCTCTAAATAAAAATTCCTGAAGATTTTTTAAAATATTTAATACCAAATATTGAATAATCAATGTTTTGGTTTTTTAAATTATATTTATAGACAAATTTAACAATTAAAAACAATTTAAACAATGGCAGAGAAAATAGTATCACCCGGCGTATTTACCAAGGAGAATGACTTATCGTTCTTGCAACAAGGTGTGGCAAGCATAGGTACAGCATTCGTAGGTCCATTCAAAGAAGGACCATTGGTTCCAACTCTCGTTAACACCCAAGTAGAATTTGAAAATATGTTTGGGACAGTTGATGACACTTATTACACACCAATCGCAGTTCAAAAATATCTAAAAGAAGCTGGCGCAGCTACAGTTTGTAGAGTTGCCGGTGTTGGTGGATATACTGAAAAAGCACCAATTATGTTACAGATGACTAAAGGAGCAGTATCTGCATCCGTTGGTATCGTATTTAGTACCGTTGTAGATGCAGCTTTTAGTGGTTCTATTAGTAAAGCAAATGCAGCAACAGGCCAATTTGTAATCTCTGGATCAGGTTTAGCTGCTATTTCAGCATCTGCAAATCCTGATGATGTAAACAACATTGAAGCAGTTTTAGGTTCTGACCCACGTGGTAGTAAAACCGCTTATTCTTATAAGTATTTTGGAAACGCAGCCGCTGCATTCGCAGGATCGGGAAGTGTTTCTAAAGTAGATTTACCAAATCAAGAATTTACTTTTGATGCACAAGAAGCTAAAACTCCTTACATTCAATCTCAAATAATTTCTGGTGAAAGATATAACTTATTCCGTTTTGAAACAGACGGAGCAGGTAAAGCGGCAAACACAAAAATTAAAATTGGTATTAAAAATATCAAACCAGCAGGAGCATCTAAAGCTACCAATTATGGTACTTTTACCGTAACTGTAAGAGCATTTAGTGATACTAATCGTAGAAGAAACGCTTTGGAAACTTATTCAAATGTAAACCTTGATCCATCTTCTCCAAATTATATTTACAGAGTAATTGGTGATAGACACTTAACATTTGATGAATCAGGTAGAGCAACAGAAACTGGTGATTGGGTAAACAAATCAAAGTATATCAGACTTGTTAATAACGAAAGAGATAATACATTGGTTCCAGAAAACATTCCAGTTCAAGCAGTACCATTTGCACATGGAGCTTACAAATTGCCAGTATCTGCATCAGCAGACATCGCAGTTTTAATACCAGCAGCAACTTTTACAACTCCATCTGATATTCAATATGGTGGTATTGACTTGGAAGGAAACTCTGATAACTCATTCTATTGTAACGCAATTCCAGGAGTAATACCTGCATATGGTTCAAACACTGCTTTCTCATTGGATACAACCGCAGGATTTGAAATTACAGGTTCAACCACAGTGGATGTTGCAAAAAGAAATATCTTAATCGCATTCCAAGAAGGTTTTGACGGACAATCTCCTTCAGTTCCTATTTTGAAAGGTAAGGATATGGCAGATGATGGTTCTAATACACAAGGTTTGGATTGTTCAACTCTTACAGCATCTGGTTCAGTAGCATACCAACGTCAGTTTGACGCTCTTTCTTCTGACCAATACGATATTCAAATGTTGGTAACTCCAGGTTTGAATAGAGAATACCACACAGCAATTGTTGAAAAAGCACTTGACTTGGTAACAAGTAGAGCAGATTCTTTCTATGTAATGGATGGTACATCTTACAATGGTGGAATTTCAGTAGCTAAAGACCAAGCAGCAGCTGTAGATTCTAACTACGCAGCTCAATACTATCCTTGGATTAAGACAGTGGATGTTAATACAAACAAATTAATCGCAATTCCACCTTCAGTTTTGATGCCAGCAGTTTTCGCAGCTAACGATAGAGTAGCAGCAGAATGGTTCGCACCAGCAGGTTTGAATCGTGGTGGATTGAGTGGAGCAGTTGCAGTATTGCAAAGATTGACTCAGGCAGATAGAGATAACCTTTACGAAGGTAAAGTAAATCCAATCGTACAATTCCCTGGACAAGGTATCGTAGTATTCGGACAAAAAACTTTGCAAGATAAACCATCTGCATTGGATAGAATTAATGTTCGTAGATTGTTATTGACTGTTAGAAAGTATATCGCTTCAACTTCAAGATATTTGATTTTTGAACAAAATACTTCTACTACTAGAAACCGCTTCTTAAATATTGTTAATCCTTATTTGGAAAGTATACAAAAAAGACAAGGTCTTTACGATTTCAAAGTGGTAATGGATGCTTCAAATAATACGCCTGACACAATTGATAGAAACTTCTTGAATGGTTCTATCTACTTACAACCAACGAAGACGGCGGAATTTATCCAAATTGATTTCAAAATTATGCCGACTGGAGCAAGTTTTGGTGGATAAAAAAATAAAATAACAATATTTATATAAAACAATTAAATTAAAGCAAAATGCCAGAAATATTAGAGTTTAACAAAATGTTCTATCGTGAGTTTGAACCCAAATTAGCAAACAGGTTCATTATGGAGATAGACGGTATAGAGTCTTACGTTGTTAAGACTGCGGCTCGCCCTACTTTCACATCGGAAGTAGTTGAGCTTGACCACATCAACCTTAAAAGAAAGATTAAGGGTAAATCAACTTGGGATGATATTAATATCACTCTTTACGATCCAATTGTACCTTCGGGCGCACAAATGGTAATGGACTGGGTTCGTCAATCGCACGAATCTTTGACCGGTAGAGATGGATACGCAGCGTTCTACAAGAAAGATTGTAACTTCTTCGTTCTTGGACCAGTTGGTGATAAAGTAGAACAATGGACTTTGAAAGGAGCGTTTATCAGTTCGGCTAACTTCGGTGATTTCGACTGGTCTTCAAACGACCCACTTTCAATAGAAGTGACTCTGTCTTACGACTACGCTATTCTTGAATACTAATCGTAACCAAAATAAAATAATAAAAGGAATCCGCTTGATGCGGATTCCTTTTGTTTTTTAAAAAAGTTTATATATATAATTAAACACAAAGTTATAATTTAAAAACAAAAGTTATTATGGAACAAACAATGACCGATTCTCCGGAAACAAAACAAGTTACAAGAGGAATTTCAAAACCAACAGAAACACCCCAAACACAACCACAGCAATTCATTGAACCAAAATCTTATCCATTTCCAACGGAAGTGATTAGTTTGCCTTCAAAAGGTCTATGTTACCCAGAAAGTAATCCACTTTCAAAAGGTGAAATTACTATTAAGTTAATGACCGCAAAAGAAGAAGATATTCTGACTTCTGCAAATTTGATTCGTAAAGGAATACATTTAGATAAATTGTTAGAATCAGTAGTAGTTGAACCAGGTGTTAATATAAACGATTTACTTATTGGAGATAAGAATGCTATATTAGTAACATCTAGAATGTTAGCATTTGGACCTGAGTATAATGTTAGTGTGAATGACCCAGTAGAAAAAGAACCTGTAGAAGTTGCCATTGACCTTTCCAAAATAAAAATAAAAGAAATCAATGAATCTCTTTTAAATAGAAATAACGAATATTCTTATACACTACCAGTTTCAAAAATACCTGTTAAGTTTAAGCTACTTACACATGGTGATGAAATCGCTATCAATAAAGATGTTGAAGCTAGTGAAAAAACTCTTAAAACAGGAAACGAAATCACAGCAAGATATAGAAAAATTATTACAGAAGTCGATGGCAACAGAGAGTTTGGATATATCAGTAGTTTCGTAGCAAACCGACTATTAGCTGGTGATTCAAAGGGATTAAGAAAGTATATGACTGAAATTACTCCCGATTTAGACCTTACATTTGAATATACTTCACCATATTCGGGGGATACGGAGGCTCTACGTATTCCGTTTGGAGTAAACTTTTTTTACCCTGCCGATTAATTACGAAGTAGTTCTACATCAAAAAATATTTCAAATGACATATTATGCCAACGGAGGATTCAGTTGGCATGATTTGTATTATATGCCCGTCAAACTTCGAGAATTTTACTGGAGAGAATTATTGAAAGTAAAAGAAGAAGAAAATAAGGCTGTGCAAAAAGCTAACGCACAAAACAAAAGTTCCAAAATAATCAGAAGATAATATTTATAGTAAATAATACTATAAGTATGCCTAAAAGAATATTAGTTAGAGAATCATCCTTTATAAACTTTTTAAAAAGTTTTTTCAAAGCAAAATCCGATGGCAAAGAAGACCAGTGGATAAATTCAGTAAAAAAGCAAGATGCGAATTTAGGAAAAGTTTGGCAGGATTATAATGATTCCGTTGACCAAAAATGGAATACGATATATAATGTAATGAAAAAACGTGGAATAGATACTTCTGATATTGAGAATGATATGAAAAAAAGAGGAGTAAGTGTGGATTCAAAAAAAAGTTTATATTAATTTATAATTCGTAATTTATAACATCTACAGATTGGCAAAAGGTAAATTCTTAAATGGCAATAAAAAATCAATCTTTCAACAGGAAAAGAAAGAGAAAGCGTATTTAAAAGCGTTTGAAGCAAAATCGCATGCTCAAGAGATACAAAATACGGAAGAACAACTTGAAAAAAGAAATGGTATATATGAATTAAGTAAAAAAATACTAGGAAAGGGTAATGAGATAATCTTCAATGGCGGTAAATTGACCGAAGCATTTCAAAAACAATATGATGCAGCACAATCGGAAGTAGATGAATATTATAAATTATTATATACTCTAAAATCAATAACAGAAGAGGAAGAAGAACGCATAAAGTTACATCAAGAACTACTTACAAAAAATAAAGAATATCATGATGATTTAGAAAGTATAGGGAATTTAATTGGTCGTAACTCAAAGGAATATAAGGATGGTATTGCTTCTCTTGAATCCCAAAATGATATTTTATAAACAATGGGGATAAGTATTGCTGGATTATCTACTCAACAATGAAAAAAAGAAGAAGTAAATCTGGCCCAAACTTATAAAGATGTAAATGGTGAAATATTATCATTTACTTCTACTATAAGAAATGGTGGAGCATCTGCAGAAGAATTATTTAGCATAACATAAAAGTGGAAGAAGCTGATAAAACAAAATATGCCAATGCATTTGATGATGGGACGGAAGCGGGAGCTAGAATGAAAAATAGTATTCTAGCTATGACTATGCAATTAAAAGATTCTACAGCAGGAGCTTTAAAGGATATTATTGCAAATACATATGATTTAGAAAAGAATGTTGTATCTGTAAAAAATCAATTTGGACAAACAAGTGATACATTTTTAGAAGCATCGCATTATTTACAAGAAACAAAAGATACGCTTAGTAGTATTGGATTGGTAGTGGCCAGTATTGATGATGAAAAACTTCAGAGAATGGGCGTTAATGCAGCTGATGCATTAAAAAAATACCAATCAGAATTAATTGAAGTAACATCATTATTTGATGATAAAAAGATTACGAAGGATGAATACTATAAAAAAATACAATCTTTAGCCGAAGATTTTGGAAAAATACCAAATAGTATTGATGATTCAACGGAAGCCGGAAAGCAAATGAAAGCTGTTTTCGCAGGCGTTGCAGCCGAAGCAAAGGAAACCGCCGAAAGTGCAAAGGCAAGTGGAGAGAAACTTCAAAGTATGAATAATGCACTAGACCAATTTGGTAGTAGTGGTATTCCAATGGCAAACGAATTATCAGGAGTATTTAAAAGCATAGCAAATAAGGATATACCAGGTCTTAAACTTGGATTAATGGCACTAGGTGCTGCATTAGGAGCATTGGCAGCTAAGACAATATTCGCACCTTTACAAGTTGGTGTAGAAATGTTTAATAAACGAATACAAAGTAGTATTGATTTATTAAGAGAATTAGGTCGGAACGAAGTAAAGTTTAGCCAACCGGTTGTACAAGCACAAGCCGGAATTGATGTAGGAGGACAATACATAGAAGCTACGAAAAAGAGAAAAGATTCCGAAGTAGAAATAGCTTCAATAAGACGTAGATTAAATAATGAAATTGATAAAAGTAGAATTTCTAATGACGAGGAGATATTAAAACTTGAACTTGATGCATCAAAAGCTGCAGCCAGATCAGCAATATCATTTAACTCACAACTACAACAAGGTGCGGCTCAATTTAAAGCTGCAGCAAAAACAGCATTATTTGGTGAAAGTTTAGGCCCTGTAAAATATGCAACATCCCAACTTCAATTAGCAGGTGTAAGTGCCGACCAAATAGCAGCTTCTATGGGAGAAGTTTCCAGAACTATGGGACAAATGCCAAGTTCACAAGTTGCATCGGACATGGCTGTGTTTGAAAAAAGAATAGGAGCATCGGATTCAGAAATATCCGATATAGCAAATGCAATGAATTTAATTGATG